GGCAGAGCAGTGAATTACAATTAAATTTATCTTTCTCATAAATGGGATATTGGTAGTTAAACAAAAAGAGCGCGGGTGTATCAACATTCATTGATCATGTACCGCGCTCTTTACACACACGGATTTTTTATATTATCAGGCAGTAGCAGTCTGTACAATTGCGATTACACCTTTTGCATCGTTTCTGCGGATACGACCACCCAAGCGTACTAATGCCGAGTAAATATCACCGAAGTATAATGGATTTTTGATGTCCTCGAAAAATGTAACAGTACCCAATGCACGCTCAACAGCACTCTTATGCCAACACAACACGGCTGCATTATCAGCTGCACTTCCTGCAGTAGACCACTTAACCGGTACCGGAGTACTTGCATTAGTGTAGCGCGAAACTTCAGAACGCATCATGATATTGAAACCATACAACTTACCAACTACACCTTCAGCTACGTTCAATTGTGACGAGAAATCACGATATTGAGTTACTGACAAGTCAGAGGTCAATTGGTCGTACATATCGGCATCAATCAACATATATCTGTCATTGTTAGGCATTTTGTTTTTATTCATCAACTTTTGAGCTGCTTTCACATCGGCCACACAGAATGCCTTACGGTTTCCGGTTGCACTATCGGTGTGAGCTATTACAGCTGTACCAGTGGTACGCAAAATCTGACCGGCTACAGTTGGATGCCATTTGAAAAGAATATCCAAAGCGGCAGCTTCATTAATAGCGTTAGTAGTATCAGCCAAAACAGAACGGCGTTTATCGTATGATAATTCAACTGATTCCGCGTTAGAAATTTTGATTGGATTAGTAGTGATTTCGTCCAGTGCATAAGTCACATCCGTATCGGTTCTACTGGTTACGGTAGCCGGTAGCGTAGTTCGGTTAGTTTCGGCACCAACGGAAGCACCCGCCTGAGGAATATGAACTACTTTACCTGCCAATACATATTGGTCGGCATTGGTTGCGAAATTCAAAAACGCATTATCAGCCCATAAAGACTCAACAATATCGTTTTCCCAAATTTCCTTTTGAACGGCCATAGTTAAGCCATTTGAACCTGTGCGAAGCAACGATAATGCGCCACCTGCACCCACGGCAGCAAACAGGCCACCTCCTGTCATTGTAGCTAATACAAGCCCAATGCACATGTTAAACATAATTGCAACAATCTTTTTCATACCTTTTTTCTGATTTTTAATTATTTATTATTCAATTTGGATCAAGCAGGTTCGTTTCCGAATTTTTCTTTGAACTTGGATTTGTACAAGTCGTTGTGCACATCCTTACAGTTGAGCAATAGCCCTTTCTTGTCCATTTCATCCCAAGTCATTCCTTCCAACTTTTGACGTTCTGTTTTGTCACCCGCGTCTAAGGTTTCTTTGATAGAAGTTGGCTTTGTAATGTTTTCCAACATCATTTTTGCAGCTTCCGGGTCTTTATCGAAAAGCTTCAATGTAGACTCTTTGGCTTTTGCATCCAAACGACCGTCACGAATGGCGGCATCTGTAAGGTTCAAAGCTTCAGCTTTAATAGCAGTTTCTTTTTCGGTTTCGAGAGCTTGCAGCTTATCGGACAATTCTAATACTTTCGCATCGGAAGCAGCCTTTTCATCAATAGCCTTTTGCTTATCCGACAACAATAGTTCAATTGCCTGATTAGCCTGTTCGTCGGTAGCACCGTCGCTCAGATTGAGTTTTTTTAAATCGATTTTCATTTCTAAATTTATTTTTGGTGATACAATAAAATCTGATAATAACAGTCGTGGGTTTTCCTGATATAGAATTTCAGTTCCATCCTTGTCGTATAGTCGTAGCGCATTATGATTCTTTCCAATCGCTACAATAGATACTTCGCGAAGTCTACATTTTGTAATAGTTACGTTATCCTGACCATCTAATCGGTACATTGGATCATCTACACCTTCCAAGTCAACCAGTCCGGGAGAACATGCTTTCATAAACCCGCGCTCTACTTTTCCAATGATACGTTGAGCATCTTTGTCCAAATCCTCATAATCGAAAACTACATCACCCAATATCTGATCATTTTCTTTCCGAACATTATCCACGCGACCAATTGGTAAACTCCAATCATTATGATCGAAAAGAAGCACTGAATTCTTTTTGAATTGCTCAATGTCGACACCACTTACCAATACACGTATGCCGTTCGTCAAAACCGTTGAGTCGAGAATTACAAAGGGGATAGGTTTTCTTTCTTTTGGCATTTTAAGTGGCGTTTAATTGGTTTTTAAATATTGCTTCGATTCAATTACAATGCAAAGAAATAGTATAAAAACGACCAAATAAAAAAGTACTGCCATTTTGTCACGCATTTTTTTATTATAGCCATAAAAGCAGTTATTTTGCTCAAAATTAATACTGACAATATGGCTGAAACGAAGAAAAAGCGGACGAAACAAGAAATGAAAGCATTAGAGGATTACGCTAAGATGCTTTTCGTTTACGATAAACTTACCCAAAAAGAGATAAGTATTAAGATTGGTGTAAGTGAAGTCACTATCAGCAAATGGGTGAATGTTGGCAATTGGGATGATTATCGAAAAGCCATCTCTGTGACCCGTGACGAACGCTACCGCTCTACTATCAACCAACTCACCGAACTCGACAACCTAATTGCCAGCCGTAACGAAAATCATAGATTTCCTGATAAGGATGAAGCAAACATCAGACGTAAGTTAGTAGCCGACCTTAAAGCACTGGAAGTGGAATGCGGAATTGTGGATGTGATCAACGTATCTATCAAGCTGCTTGAATGGTTGCGACAAGTAGATAATGAAAAGGCTAAGGAATTGTCAGAAATTTTCAACGCATACATTAAAAGCACGCTGAAATAATGGCAAAGCAAGCGGATAAAATAGCATTAAATGAGTGGGACAAATACCGAAAGGCGTTAGTTGCAGGTACAGCCCTTGAATATAACAAGACGACAGCGGATATCGAAAAGCATCGTTTGTGGTTGGAAGCACGTCCGGTTGAGTGGGAAAAGTATTTTTTTCCTCAATACGCTACATCGGAATTTGCCCCATTTCATTTAAAATATATCAATCGTATCGTTAGCCATGACGAGTGGTACGAAGTGAACAGTTGGAGCCGAGAGTTGGCAAAAGATACCGTCACCATGATGACTATGTTCTTTCTGAATCTTACCGGAAAAAAGAAATTTACTCTTTTTGTTTCGAGCTCTTACGATGCAGCATGTGACTTACTAAAACCATACATGCTTAACTACGAATCTAACCAACGCATCATTGCTTATTACGGTGAGCAAAAAAGTTTTGGTAATTGGGAAAACGGAGACTTTACTACTAAAAGTGGTATTCGCTATGTAGCACTTGGTGCGGGTCAAAGTCCACGTGGTAAGAAAAATGAAAACTTACGCCCCGACTCCATTATCTGTACCGACTTAGATACGGATGAGGATTGTCGAAATAAAGATACCATTGATAAACGGTTCGACTGGTTAGAACGTGCGCTATACATGACACGTTCGGTTTCAAAACCTCTTTTATTCCTGGTACTTGGAAATATTATTTCCCGCGACTGCTGTGTTACCCGCTGCGCCAAACGTGCCGACCATCATGATATTGTAAACATCCGTAACAAAGATGGTAAAAGTTCATGGCCGGCTAAGAACTCGGAGGAACAAATCGACCGTGTACTATCAAAAATGAGCACCAAAGCACAACAAGCTGAGTGCTTCAACAATCCGATATCGGAAGGTGATATTTTCAAAGAGCTTACATGGGGCGATGTTCCGCCAATCAATAAATTCAAGTTCCTGATAGCCTATGCCGACCCAAGCCCAAGCAACAACGTTGGCGACCGCAAGAACTCGACTAAAGCCTTATGGCTAATTGGAAGCGTAGATGGTAACTTTTATGTGATATACGGTTTTCTTGATCGCGTAACGAATGATGAATTTGTAGACTGGTTCTACGCTATGGAGGATTATACCAAACAGCGCACGCAGATATATAACTATATTGAAAATAATACGCTGCAAGACCCATTTTTTGAACAGGTATTTATGCCGCTATTTTTCCGAAAAGGTCAGGAACGAGCGCATCACATTGGAGTTATCCCGGACGCACGAAAAAAGCCCGATAAGTTCAGCCGTATAGAGGGAAACCTTGAACCACTTATTCGTACTGGTAGATTGATTTTCAATATTAAAGAAAAGAACAATCCACACATGCAGCGACTAGAGGAACAATTTAAACTTTTCTCGGCAACAATGAAAGCACCCGCCGACGGACCCGATTCCATAGAGGGTGGCGTATTTATTTGCAATAACAAAGCTTTATCAATTACAAGCGAAAGTATAGTAACAGGAGTAAAGCATAAAAACAGCAAACGATTTTAATTATTAATAATTTAATTCAAAAAAAGATGGCTAAAACAACAGCGGAAGTTCCTGAAACAACTACCGAAATCACAGAAACAGTTACCCCTAAAACAGTTGAACAAGTACAAACAACTCAAGAGGAAGTTACGGAAAGTTCTGAAACGAAAAAAGAACCCGAAACTACTTTATCTGAAAGTACTGATGTAACTGGAGGGTTTATTCAAACAGGCACTATTGAGGTGCCTAAAACAGACGAATCGACAAAAAGCGATACGCTACCCGGAGCAGATGAAATTACAGAAGGTGATAATACATCCGAATTAGGAAAAGATGCTAAAGGCGATGAAAATTCCGAAGGTGGCGACATCGAAAAGGACGAATGCATTTACTGTGGTGGTGTATGTGAAACAACTGAATTCTATGTCAATGATAAAGCATTTTGCTGCGCTGAGCATGCAGAGCTTTATGCTGACGTAATGAAAGGTCGCTAATCAATCTTCTAAATTCGGGCGATCGTACTTGGTCGCCCATTTAAAACAAACACACACGATGAAAAATATTATAATTAAAGCACTGACTCAACTCCTTATTATTCGTACCAAGTGGCGTGCTAATCGCCTACATTTCGTAAAAGCAATAAAGCAAGCTGAAAAGTTAGCAATAGGCACTCAACGCCAAAAAGGCAAGCGAACGTATATCTATTTTCTTGGTGGGAAGTACCGAGTTGTAAACCGGAAGCAAGTGCAGTGGCTAAAGAATCAAGGAGCTATTAAAAGCACTATGAATCTTGAAAAGATGAAAGGAATTCAGCTTTACGATACACAAGGACACGTGAACTCGCACCCTGTTTATAAAAATGTAGAAGTGCCTGGAATAAATATCATATTTCAACCGGCTAAGAAATTATCAACTGTCAACTAACAACTATCAACTGTCATGTATATCACACCACAAGAAATAACCACCCATTTGGGTGCAGAGCAAATAGAAGCTATTAGCAATGGAGATGATACCATGCTACAAGCTGCCATTGATGGAGCAACTGTTGAGGCAAAAGGATATCTGCATGCTTTCGACATTACATCCGAACTGGCAAAGGAAGGTGAAGCGCGTAATGCCTTACTTATCATTTTTCTGAAAGATATTGCGGTGTGGCATTTTGTAAATATATGCAACGTAAACACATCGTTGGAACTTCGACAAGACAGATACGAACGTGCAGTTTCATGGCTCAGACAAGTTCAAAAAGGTGAAGTAATGCCCGACCTTCCGGCACTCCCTGTAGAACAGCAAACAGGTACAATTATTTACAATTCCAATCCGAAACGCTCAAATCATTTTTAAAATATGGCACCAGTAAAAGCCACTGTCAAAAAAGGCAGTACGAACCAACCATTAATCATTAATCAGGTCATCGTAAAGCCGGTTAATCGTAGTCTGTTATCAATGGATAAATGGACGAACGCGCTTAAATCTGCTGATAATGGTAAGTATAAAGAATTGTTCGACTTGTATGAGTTATTGATGACAGATGGAATTCTTGCCGATGCCATTGAAAAACGTATTCGTGCGGTAAAGGGAGCAGACCTTACATTTCAGTTTGCTGACGGTACAGAATCGGATGAGATGATTAATCTGATAGATACTGACGAATTTGAGTACATGTTGGAGGAAGTAATGAAGTCAGTATTTGAGTTCATTACCGTTCTTGAATTCGACTTTTCTAACGGCTTTGATGTCTACTCAGCACCTCGTAAACATATTCGTGCAGACAAAAAGCTTATTGCCATTAATGAATCGGATTACGACAACGGTATTTCGTATGCTGATGCTCCAAATGTCATTGAAATAAAGAACCGTTCTACAAAATACGGTTTACTACACCGTGCAGCTCCTTATGTTATTTTGCAGCGCGGTGGCTTGGGCGACTGGGCGCAAATGGTTGAACTCTTTGGTATGCCTCAGCGCGTTGGTAAATACTCTATTTACGATACTGAAGCACGCAAACAACTGCAAGATGCTTTTGATAGTCAGGGAGCAGCTGCTACATTGATAGTGCCTAAAGAAACCGATATCGAAACTACTACAATTAGTGGAAGCGGAGGCGGAGGTTTATATAAGGACTTTATTACTACACTTCAGGAACTAATGCTTATCACCATTCTGAGTCAGACAATGACTACTATGGATGGTTCGAGCATGAGTCAAAGTAAGGTACATAAAGATGTGGAAGAGGAATTGAATAAGGCTGATTTGCGATTTGTTCAACGTATTCTGAATAAGAAATTTAAACCTATACTCGAAGCGCGCGGCTACAAAGTAAAGGATGGAGCTTTCAATTTCCCGAAAGCACTTAAAGACTTAACCGTTGATGAACTGATAAGCCTTAGCGATATTATTGAAATACCGGCTTATTACTTCCACGATAAATATGGATTACCACAACCGGCAGCGGGTGACATTATTGCTAAAAAGGCACAACCGGCACCTGCTGATCCAAATGCACCTATTGACCCCAACGCTCCTGTTCCACCCGAACTAAAGCCGCCAAAGTCTAAAGATGTCAAGTTATCCGATTCTGACAAATCATGGTTTAAAGAAATGGTTAGCGGTTTTTTCGTGGACGCCCGGACAATGTGGAGCCGGGCAACAAATCAGGTGACCGAGCGGAGTCGAGGTCTGAGTTTAGCAGACAAGTCAACGAATTATACGGCGGGCATCAACATTGATAAACTGTTTAATCAGGCTTTAAATGACATTTATGCGCAATACGAACTTAACCCGGAAGAGATGCCACTTG